TTGTTTGCTGAATACCAATTAAAGTCATCAACACCAGACACAGAAGCAGTTCCAGCCGCTGTTAAACGACCATCTTCGTCGACTGTAAATGTTGGGATTTCTGTGGATGAACCATAAGAACCAGCAGTAACCGCTGTATTTGCAAGTTCAGTAGTAATTGAAAGGTTGCCATCCGTGGCGGTAGCAGTCCCTGTAACTTTACCTGTTAAAGTAACTTCTGTTTCAGTTTGAAATTCAAATACTGATCCATCGCCAGTTTGAAGTGTAATTGTATTATTTGCTGCTGAATATGAAAAGTCATCTACACCAGCAACAGGTGTTGTATTCGCTGTTGTTAATCTACCTTCAGAATTAACAGTAAAAACTGGAATTGCTGTAGAAGATCCATACACTCCTGCGGTTACACCAGTGTCTGTTAAAGCACCGTTTACTATTCCACCGACAGAAATATTACCTGCAAAAGTTGCGGTATTTGCTGTAACATTATTCGCTACATCGATATCTACGCCAAAATTGACATTTTCATCAAACTGATTTAATTTAAGAGGATATTCTGTCCCATCACCTGTTGTAAGAAGAACAGTGTTATTTGCTGCAGTATAGGAAAAATCATCTACACCCGCAACAGCCGCAGTATTTGCAACTGTAATTCTACCATCATGATCAATAGTAAGAATTGGAATAGCGGTTGATGACCCATAAGTGCCGGCTACAACTCCAGTATTTGCAACAAGAGCATGAGCATAATCTGTATAATAAGAACCTTCTTGACCATCTAATAGGTCAGCATCTAAACCTGTTCCCGCACCGTCAACGGTAAGTAACTCTGCTAGAATTGCTGCAGCATCTAGGTTAGAGGATATGTCAATAATTGATTCTGTGTTGGCCGAAATATCGTACTTTTTAAAGTAGATCTTACCATCATTTGTATTGATGGCGAGTTCGCCTAACTCCAACTGTGAAGTTGTTGGTATGCGGCCAGGTACCGCACTACGGCGGAGCTTAATAGTTGTTGACATATCTATGTCCCTTTGTTATAATACCTATATAGGTTACAAAATAATAATAGTCGTTCTTTAGAAAGATCCACCATCTAATTCAGTTACAGCGATTGCCACTTCACCGTTCGAGATAGTTGTATCTACACCATCAGTTCCGGTAATTGTTAATGTATCACCAAGAGCAATCGAAGTATTTGCTCCAGCCTCTCCAGAAATATTTATTTGCGGATTGGCCAGTTTTACGTTTGCGATATCTCCATCTTCGATAGAGAATTCAGTTCCTGTTAATGTTAAAGTATCTCCAGCAGTATATGTACCTGCACCAGAGAATTGATACCAACTTACATCGTCAGTTCCAAGAGTAAATGTTTCGGCATCAGTAACTTGAGCAACCCATCCTGTACCATTATTTGTAGTACCATCTGTAATAAATTGGAATGCGCCTGGAATTTCAGAAGATTCATTAAAGTATTCGCCTCGAGTAAGGACCCAAGGAGTTGCACCACTACCAACAGTTGTGACTTCATATGAGCCATTTTCTTCTGGATTGGTTTGATCTTTAACTAATACTTTATCACCAATACTCCAAGAAGTTACGCCATCTAATTCAAACGCTGCAGTGTTAGCTGAAGCATCTGTAAGAGTTCCCGCAACATTGTTATATGTTGCTCCTAAATCTGCGGTCGTACCAGCCAATGCAGCTGGAATTACACGAAGACCTTGAGCTACACTATCAACATATGATTTAGTTGCAGCATCTTGTGTTGCTGTAGGATTTAAAAGATTTGTAATCTTAGAGTTGTTAACATCTAAATCATTACCAGAGCCATCTAAGCTAATACCACCAGATGCATCTATTGATAATAAACCTGTCGTAGTTTTAATTGTACGATCACCAACATCACCACCAATTTCAATATCAGTTGCGGTAATTTTATTTTCAACATGAATTTGTTTTAAATATGAATCAGTGCCGCCTGGATGCAAGAAATAAGTGTCGGCGTCGTGGTCAACAAATCTTTCTGCTCTTACATCCGCGTTTTGAACGATCCAGTTACCAGTTGCTTTATCTGAATAAGCAGCATAGTTGAAAGTATTATCAAGGAAACCAATTTTACCGCCAGATCCGTAAAGAACTGAGAAACTTCCTGGTCCATCTCTAAATCTTAATTGAGAAAATGATGTGCCAAAACCAAGATCTAGTTTATTGATTTGTGAAGTTCCAGTAGGATCTACAAATAAATTTGTATTATCTGAGTCAACAAATCTTGGAGCAACAATATCTCCAGAAGATGTACCGCCAGCAGTTGTAATATATCTTGTATCTAATTCAGTATAGTCTAATTCAAATGTTGCGTTAGAATTTGGACCAGCGGTATGAGTAATTGTAACACCACTATTAGCGGTTGTCAACGCATTTGAAATAAAGTCTGCTGTTAAAGAAGTGTTGATTTCAGTATTTGAAAGTCTTGTAACTTCTGCTGTACCACTTACATCACCGGTTAATGTGACATTAAAGTTATCAGCAATAAGATACATCTTATCATTTGCATCGTCGTTTACTGCTGTAATACCTTCGCTATTTGCAATACCATCCGTAAACATAAGCCCAATAATATCACGAGATGTTTCAGTAAAGTCTGGAATCGCGTTAGCTTGAAGCTCAACTGCAATCTCTGTAGCAAAGTCAACACGACCATCTTCAGTAATACGAATACGAGGTGAAAAACCGTCGTTACCGTACATACCAGGCTGAACACCTGTATTATCAATACCTAAAGTAAATTCGTTATTTGCTGAATCGATATTTTCGATTTCTAGACCAGTGCCGATTGTAAGTTTTGGACTTGAAAGGAGGTCGATACCGTCTGTATAAGTATTTGCGCCATCAACAATAGTCAGACCAGATGAAAATTCATTATCCAAATAACGTAAATTAACTGCATCTGTAGGGTTGACAGGATCTGGTAAACCTGTTAAACTATTATTAGAAACATTAACCGCACCAGTTGGATTTAAAACTAAATCAGAAGCAGCAGTAATGCCACCAGACGCTGTTAATTCACCGGAAGCAAAGTCAATTTGGAATGCTGTTAATCCATTACCATACTTGAATGTACCATCAGAATCAATTCTTGATCTGTGTACTCCATCTGTATAGAAATCTAATTGGTTATTATCGTCACCTGCTGCAGTTTCAGCAATAATGTATGTATTTCTATCAAGGTCAATTACCGAACCAGCAAGACCTGACCATTGTACGCCATCCCATCCTTCAAAACGGCTTTCATCACTATTAAAGCGAAGCATTCCTGCTGGGCCAGTTGGTCTAAACGATGTATTCGCAGATGGCAATGCAATGGCGCCTGATCCACCAAACGTAATAACATCATCACCGCTACGTATTGTATCTACAAATAGTGTAGCCCAGTTTTTACTTTGAGAACCTAGCGTATAGAAGTTATTTTGATTAGGTATTAAATTGGATTCAAAATCGGCAGCAACAGTAATAGAATCGGTATCTTGATCACCAACTGTAATATTACCGGCAATTATTACGTCACCATAAAAGTTTGCAGTATTAGCATCAAACTTTGCAGCGAGTGTTCCACCGGTAAAGAATTTTAATTCATCGTTATCATCGCCTGCATTATCTTCTGCAACGATTTTTGTATCTTGGTCTTGGTCAATTGTACCACCGAGACCTGACCAAGCATTACCGTCGTATCCTTCGAATTGGCCATCAACATTATTAAAACGAATCATACCCGCAGAAGAGGCTGGTCTAGCAGCAGTATTACCAGAAGGTAGCGTAATAGCACCTTCACCACCAAATGTTATTTTATCTGCGGTTTGTGGATTAATTGTATCTACAGCAATAGTAGGAGCTAATTGGAAAGTTGTTCCAACTAGAGTTAAACCAGTACCAGCGTTATAAGTACCTTCGCCTTGGAATTGATACCAATTAATGGAATCTGTATTTAGATTAAAAGTAGAAGCGTCGTCAACTACCGTTACCCAACCAGTTCCGCCGTTGATTGTACCATCTGTTACAAATTCATACGAACCTGGAACTTCTTCACTTTCGTCAGACCAAGATGTTCTTTGGAATATCCATTCAGTATTAGCACTACCGACTTGAATCAAGTCATAGGAGCCATTTTCTAATGGATTAGTTTGATCTTTAACTACAAGATTTTTGCCTAATGACCAAGTCGTTACATCATCAATATAAAGAACTGAAGTTGGCGGCAAAGTTAATGTTGAGCCATAAGTTGTATTACCAACTTCAAAAAAAGCACCTAGATCAGCAGTTGTTGCAGCAAGAGCAGCAGGCCTTACTCGTAAGCCTTTAATTAAATTATCTACGTATCTTTTGTTTGTAGCATCTGTTTCAATAATTGGATCATCAAAAACTTTAATTGTAGTTTCAACACGATCTAATTCAAATTCTAAATATCTTTTGTTTACTACATCAGTCTGATCTGTTGGGTTATCAACATTAACAATTCGTCTTAAACCAAAATCAAATGTACCAAGAGGTTCTGTTGTTGTGAATAGTGTAGTGTTTGCACTAGATGCAATTGTATTACCAGAAATAGTAAAGTTTCCAACTTCAATAGAAGTTAGATTTTCTAATTCACTGACTGTTTCACCAAGCGTAAGTGATGTATTACCAATTGAAATATTTTTAGAAGAAATTACATTGTTTGCTACAGAAAAATTATTTGTATCAAATGCAGAAGAAGTGAATTCTATCGCGTGTCCAAATTCATCGAATGAGGCATTTCTTAAAAATTCTAATGTTGAATTTTGTGTATTTGCAATTTCGCTTGTATTAGCATGAGAAATTACAAGATTGGCCGATTCAATATCTGATTCTGGCGTAACAACAATACCTACACCCGCATCGAGTGCACGTACGTATTCACCTGTAGTATCGGATCCTAATGCTACTGAATCTGGAACAATTACGGGTCGTTTTTCACCGGTAGCTACTAGGCGAACGTTCTTAGTTTGGCCTACTTTAACTTTAACAGCCACTGTTATACCTCCGTAATAGTTGAGATAACGAACGCTAGCCCATCAACGATCTTAGATATTTCTCCCGTAGGCTTTTTCATTAACACATCATAAGAATATTTTCCCGGCTTAAGCTGAGAAGTAATGTCATTATCCATTACGAGTGTAATATCATTATTAGCTTTTTCAATTTCAAATTCGGCTGCAGGTTTTGATGAATACAACTTTTTAACTTCACTATAGAAAGTGTAGTTATCAATAGGCAAGTCTAAATCGTTCTCATCAAACAATTCGACCGTAAGCCTAAAATCTGTACCTTTATCAATGTAGATATTTAGTTGAGAACTCATGTTAAATCTCTTTTTACCTTTATTTATAACAGCGGGCTTATTGAAAAGGGGGCAGAACGCCCCCTCTCATAACTTGCAATAGAAATGTAAAAGAGCTTTACTGGTTTTTAAGTTGTTCGATTTCGTCTTTAAGCTCTTTAACTGCTTCAACCAAAAGACCAACGATGTTACCGTAAGCAACGCTCTTAATTTGTTCTCCATCTTCTGCGGCTGAAACGACTTCTGGAAGTACTTCTTCAACTTCTTGAGCAATTAAGCCGACTTTTCTTACGCCTGGTCTTGATTTCATATCAAAATATACACCGCGCATATTAGATACTTTTTCAAGAGCGTTAGGAATTGTTTCAATGTTTTCTTTTAGTCTAATGTCTGAATTAGATTCGATATCACCTGTAGCAGTAAAGTTACCTGTGGCGATTTGGAAAGTAAATAGATTTGAACCAGTAAGTGGCTTGATAACAAAATTACTTGTAACACTGGTATTTACTTCTAAGCTAACACTGTTATTTGTTGTTAACCAACCCAATCTAGAATATGGACCTGCCGCTGTATTACCCATCGACAAATAGTTATTTGACGCCAAGTGGAAATCACTTGAGCCAGATGCCGTAAAGCTATCAGCAGTAATAGATCCAACTACGTTAACGTTACCTTCAACTTGAAGGTTTTCAACTGTAAGTTCGTCAACATCAGAAGTATAGAAGAAGTTAGATTCACCGCCTGGGTTTGGTCCAGTCGTAGCTCTTAATGGCTGAGTTGTGTTTCCACCTTCAACCATTGTAATAAACAAGGCTGTATCTTGTACAGAAGTTTCGTGAACGTTTTGGATGTTAGTAACAGCGCCTGCAGGACCAAAACCTTGCATACCCTGTGTACCTTGGAAACCACGCTCACCTTGAAGACCTTGAGCGGCCTGTGTACCCTGAAGACCTTGAGTACCTTGGCCTGGGAAACCTTGAATACCAAGAGAACCTTGAGTACCTTGACCACCCTGAATACCCTGCGAACCAGCACCAATTGTACCTTGGAAGCCTGGTCCACCTTGTGTACCTTGGTGACCTTGAGCACCGGTATCTCCTAATCCACCGCTGATACCTTGGAAACCCTGTGAACCATCAAAGCCTTGAACACCTTGAGTACCTCCAACACCTGATTCACCAATAATACCTTGTACACCCTGATTACCGTCATTACCTTGTACACCTGTATTACCGATACCAGCCGAACCTTGGAAACCTTGTGTACCTTGGTTACCGTCTCCGGTCTCACCCTGAACACCTTGAAGGCCTTCTTCACCGTCTGTACCTTGAATACCCTGTAGACCAGAAGTACCTTGTCCACCAAGACCTTGAACACCTTGAATACCTTCTCCGCCAATTGTACCTTGGAAACCTTGCATCCCTTGAATACCTTGGTTACCAAAACCTGGAGGACCTGAATTACCTTGTGTACCCTGATGTCCTTGTAAAGCATCACCTTGAATACCTTGGAAACCTTGAATACCGGTTGCACCAATACCCGCTATACCTTGGAAGCCTTGAGCACCTTGAGTACCTTGCTGAGAAAGACCTTGTGGGCCTTGGAAGCCGTCAAAGCCTTGAATACCTTCATCACCATCAGTACCGTCGACACCTTGTGGACCTTGTGGACCTTGAACGCCTTGAGAACCTTGAGTACCATCGCCACCAATAAAGCCTGGAGTACCTTGTGGACCAGGACCACCTTGTAGACCTTGAACACCCTGCGTACCTTGGCCACCAAGTCCACCGCCCAATCCTTGAGCACCTTGGAATCCTTCAAAACCTTGAATACCTTGTGACCCTGCCGGTCCAATATCACCTGTTCTAGCAAATGTAACAGTAATATCTGTACCATCTGTCCAGCTAGTTATTGAACTCGAAACAAAAGAAACACTAACATTAAAATATCCCGATTCTTCTGTTAAGCTATTGATTGAAAAGATAATAAACTCATCTACATTATCTTTAGAAGTAATTTTGACGTGACCTTTAACAGGACTTGTAGAATCGTCAATCGTTCTTAAGAAAGGTTGAATATCTGTAAAATTATCATCTCTGTCGTCAAGTAACAACACATTGGCAGAAGCATAAGTTGCGTTATTAACTGAAACGCCACCAATGCCAGGATCTGAAAGAGTTGTTTGGCTTTTCCAAGTATAATCAAATGTTACACCACCAAAGCTACCAGTGGCACCTTGTACACCACCTCCACCTTGGAGACCATCAGTACCTTGAATACCTTGTGGACCAATCGGGCCTGGAAAACCTTGTGTACCTTGGAAGCCTAGATCACCCTGAATACCTTGTGTACCTTGAGCACCAGCACCTGTTGTACCTTGTAAACCATCATTACCTTGAATACCGTCTGTACCTTGGAAGCCTTGAGTACCTTGAGTACCTTGTGGGCCAAGATCACTAATGTTGAGCTGACCATTCATTCCAGCGTGAGCTGTACAGCTGTAATACAAAGTATCTGGCGCGTTACCAGGAACTCTAAACGTAATTTCACCGCTAGATGCGCCGTTATTTGTTACGCCAGTATTATAAGCTGGGCCGGATGCACTACCAGATCTAATTTCAAATGGATGACCCGGCGCGTTGATAATAAATCTATATGTAAATCCTCTTAGAAGATTTAAGTCTGGGTTGTTAACACCATCTATTACATAAGCAATTGATGAAAGGTTAGTAACGGTAAAGTCACGCGCACCTTCAACACCCTGAATACCTTGAGCACCTTGAATACCAGTTGTACCTTGAATAGACTGAGGACCTTGTGTACCTTGGACGCCTTGTAATCCTTGTACACCTTGATGTCCTTGTGTACCTTGAGCACCTTGTGAACCCGCATTACCAGATGGATTAAATGTAAAGACAGCGTCTGTACCATAAGTACCAGTAATTGCATCCCAGTCTGTGCCAGGACTTAAATCTGTTCCGCCAAGTTCTGATTGCTCAACGAGGCTAATAACAAAATGACCCCAGTCCGAACCAGTACCAGTTACACCCCACACCCAATCTGTGTATTCAAAGATTAAGAACTGATATCCACCAGTTGCATCTTTTGGAGTTCTAATAAAGATTTGACCTTTTGGAGTACTTGTTACAGCATCAAGATAATTGAATAACTCGTCTACGCGTCTTCCGCTATCCGTTAAGTCATCGATATAAAGTTTTGTTGCTAAAGTAACATCACTATTATTTAAAAGCCATGAATTAAGGCCTGGGAATCCTTCAGTTGTAGAGTTGTTGAAACCCCACATATAAGTAAGCCCGCCATTGTAACCAATTTGCCCTTGCAAACCTTGCAGACCTTGGTTACCATCAGTACCTTGCATCCCTTGGAAACCAGATCCACCCTGAACACCCTGATGTCCTTGCAAACCTTGCAGACCTTGTATACCCTGTGCTCCAGTAAATCCTTGTACGCCCTGAAGTCCTTGAATACCAGTGGTGCCCTGAATACCTTGAGTACCTTGAAGAGACTGAGGTCCTTGAGTACCTTGGAATCCGACAAAACCTTGTACGCCTTGGACACCTTGTGTTCCCTGCGGTCCTTGAATACCTTGTGCACCAGACTCAACGAATGAAATAATAACATCATCTGCATCCGAAAATGCGCCTGATTGTCCTATACTTGTTACATTAAAAGTAAACCAACCTGTATTGTCGGTAATATCTGTAATATCCCATAATGCAAATACAGAAGTATCGCTTACTTTTGTAATTTTAATAGATGCTTTTACAGGATTAGTTAGAGCATCAAATGCATTTAAAAGATCTGAAATATCACGAGCGCCAGGATTTGCATTTTCATTAATATAAATTAAAGTTGCATTTGCCTGGTCAGCGTTATTATACTTAATATTTGAGTTGCCTGGATCTGTAGCAGTTACGTCTGTACTAAATCCGTACTCAAAAGAAATTCCGCCATAAGAACCTGTGGTACCTTGAATACCAAGATCACCTTGAATACCTGTTGTACCCTGAATAGACTGAGGACCTTGGACACCTTGAGTACCTTGATCACCTACGTCGCCTTGAATGCCTGTCGTACCCTGAACGCCTTGAACACCTTGAGTGCCTTGCAATCCTTGAATACCTTGTACACCCTGAATACCAGTAGAGCCTTGGAAACCTTGAGTACCTTGGAAACCACGGAAACCAGTACTACCCTGAATACCTTCGTTACCGATTGTACCCTGAAATCCTTGTAAACCATCATTACCTTGGAAGCCCTGTACTCCACGGAACGATCCAACATTTACCCAGCTTGATCCGTTATAAACCCATAATTCGTCGTCAGCTTCATCTATAACTGCGTCGCCTGTTGATGGACTTGAAAAGGCAGCGTTTAGAGTGGCCTGGGGGTCGCCACCTGAGTCTACATCAGCAACAGATCCAACAACTGTAAAGCCTGGACCATATCCACCTTGTAAACCGTCTGTACCTTGGATACCGGTTAAACCTTGAACCGCTCCACCTGAGTCTTCAAGTACTAACCACGCGGTACCGTTTGAAAAGTATAAATTGCCGTCGTCGCCATAAGCGATCGCACCTTCATATACAGCTACGTCTAAGGTAATAGGTGTTTGTTGTGGCTTACCTTGACCTACTAATCTGCTGCCACTTATAGAACGAAAGGCCATTAGACGTCATCCTCCTCCGATTGACCGAGAGTGAATGACAATGTTGCGTCTACTGCTAAATTGGTGTCGCACTTGATGTCTAGCGTATCACCAGATTTAAAGAATTGTCCGTTAAGAGGAATAGGAATTGTATCATATGCTGGAATTTTCATATTTCTTACAAGATAAAATGGTGTCTGTGTACCACTATCAAACCTATTTGCTCTTACGTCGACTGATACTGTATTAGCCGTAAAGTTACAAAGAATAAGAGGCGAAATAACTTCGCCCACACCCGGCTCAACAACGTTTGAACCACCGAATACAAGTTCAGGAACTTCATAGTTCGGCACCTCAATCATAATTTGCCAGTTTGTCGTCAACGTAAAGCTTTTGGCGACCGGTTTAGCGTCGGGCGCCTGAGATGTTGAAATTGTAGATATTGAATATGACATTATAGTTGCGCCCTTGAGTTAGATGCTCTTCTTGCAAGTTTTCTAACAGATGAGGTAAACGGACGACCTTCAATTCGACCTGTTCTACCATTAATCCTTAGACCTCTTGCGAAGTATTGGTTGTTAAGTTCGTCAGAGCCTGACCATCTGATTCGACCACCATTTTCTGATAGGACCGAAGCGTTAGCACCAATTGCTGCACCCACGTTTCTAAAGTTCAGCGGTAGAGCGTTTCTGTTAACGCCAGCCGAAGCACCGTTGAACTGGTGAGCAATCGATTCAACCAACGAACCGAATGTTAAGAAGTTTGGTCTAATTACACTGTCGATTAGAACGTTATCAATCAATTCGGTTACCATATCTCTCTGATCTTGATTTACTGCGATATTGTTATTTATATAGGTTTTCATCTGCGTCCATGCGCCAGTGAATGAATCAAGAAGATCGGTATTGTTGTCTGCATTACTATCAATCCAAGTTGTTCCATTGTAGTACCAAATTCTACCCACATAACGGTTACCGCTATTATTTGTTGGAACAATGAATGCATCCCAACGCTTACGTGGATCATCAGAGCTTCCATCTGGTAAATCAGTATTTGTTGGTCTTGTGCCCTTGAATCTCAACTTACGCCAATCAGCAAATGTTGATGGCGGGTTAAAGACCGGGAATACGTGCTGAGCATCAATGTTAAACAATGCACCGACAAATGCTCTTGTTGCTTTATCAGATCCGTCAATGTTAAGTGCAGGATCAATAAATCTAAAGTCATTTGCAAGAATCTTGACTAAGTTTCCGCCATCGCGATATGTTTTCGGTAAATCAATAAACTTGTATTCAGAAGTAATAAATCTTTGAACTTCGCGCTGTAGATCATTTCTGTTATTTTGCAGAATATCTTTAGCAAAACTAAACTGCTTATCATTTTCCCAAGCAAAGTTAGGTTCAATTTCTGGACCAAGTGCTTCAGGACTATTGTAATATAGCGCATTGTAAAGAATCATACCAAGATCAATCGCTTGCTGAACTTGATGTGCTCCACCAAGCTCTGTTCTGAGACGCTGACCAGGATATTTACCCGCAACGATATCACTTACAATATAACCAAGTTGACGATATGCTTGAGCGGTTGCAACTCTTGTATCTTCTGGAACTCTGAGTTCGTTATTCCAGTAATAGAAGTCTGCATTCCATCTTGTCGCTTTGTTACCGCCATAGTTGAAATCCCAGCTCATAGCATCTAGGATATAACCTGCATCGCGCTTACACTTAGTTTTGTTATAATCGATAATTGTAAATTCATCTTGCAAGAATTGAGTTATATCATCTGCAAGCTCATCTAAGTTATCGTCAATTTGTTTTGCAGCCCAAACTTTTCCAGCATCAACCCATGAAGTATTCGGATCAAGGATTTCTGGAATAATGTCCATGCTATCTCTTCTAATTGAATCTTCAACAATTCTTACAAGATCCATTACTTCTTCTTTTTCAGTAGCAGTAGCTGCTGGATGCGTTGTAATATCTTGTTCTGCTGATGTGTGACTCATATGATCAGTATTTACAGCAGTTGCTCTTACAACATCACCTACTAGGTCAGCCATTTCTACATAGAAGTTTGCAGTTTGCTCTCTTTGATCTTTTGGCAATACTGAAATTGCATTTTCAAAGTATAGCTCAGCAGTTCTAACTGTTGCATAATTTGTTGTATAGTTAACGTCGTGTGATAGAGCATCAATCATTACACCAACATCTCTGCGACATTTCTCACGAGAATAACTTAAACCTTTATAAGTTTCGTAAATATATGTCTGTAAAGTTTCTGCAATTCTAGCAGCATCATTTTCAACTGCATTTTTAGCAGAAAGAATTGATGCATCAATCCAGTTAATATGAGGATCTACTCTTGCTGGAATTCCTGAAGGATCATTGTCATCTGCTACTTTTGCTAACATTGTAGCAAGTTCCATTGCTTCTTGTGCAGTTTCTCTTCTTACTGCAAGAGATGGCATTTCTTGTCTAACTGGGTTACCTGTTACATGAGCAATAGCATTTAGTTTAGCACTTACAAATGTATGAGCTCCGCCTTCACCGTAAGCTGTTTTACCAACATTCATAGTAATTGTTGTTGCGTCAGCAGCAGTAATTTTCATCGGTGTATTATAGTATGGGTGATGAGATTCTGGTGCAGCATGTTCTTGCTGATTACCATCAAGAGCACATGTAAATACGATGCTTTCAGGAGCAATTAATACGTAATCACCAACTTCTAAGTTGTGGTTTGCGCCAAGAGTTGCAGTGAATACACCTGTTACTGGATCATATGTAGCACCTGTTGGCTGCCACTTTCTTCCTAGCTCGCGTGGTACATGCTCGTTACGAGTTACCCAGCGAACAACTTTACCAAGATATTCGAATGCTCTTCTTGTAGAGTCACGCTGATCGATTGGTAGAATGTTTACAGCATTTTTAAAGTAAAGCTCAGCAGTACCGTGCATTGCAGAGTTACCACCGTATTGGATATCGTGAGAAATCGCGTCAACAATATAACCAGTATCTCTGCGACATCTTTCTTCGCTGTACTCTAAGTATCCAAACTTATCTTTCAAGTATTGAACAACTGTATCTCCAAGACCCTCTTTACGATCTCTAATGATTGCTGTACTTACTTCGTAATCGTAACCAGTTGCTGCACCGTCAGAAGTATCTGCTTCTTTCAGTTGCGGCATATTAATTAATGAATCATCAAGAATAATATCTCTTACGATTAAGAATAAGTTTTCAACATCAGCTCCTGTTCCAGCAACTACGTTTCCGAATCCAGAAGTAACTTGACTTTCAGCGTTTCCTGCTGTTGGTGTTACTGTTTGTTTTAGAACAACTCTTTCTGCAATTCCACCTACGTGAGCAAATATTCCCGCAGTTTCAGATCTTTGATCTGCTGGGAGTACTGATGTTCCATTTTCGAAGTATAGTTTAGCAACATCTCTCATAGCAGCGTTTGAGCCGTGGCGAATATCAAATGATACTGCATCGACCATAACACCAATATCACGCTCGCATTTATCTCTTTGGACAGTTGTTAATGATGCCCATAAAGTAGGATATGTTTGTTCAAAGTGTGCTTTACCTTCAGCAGCTAAGAATGCTCTGTTTAATTGTAAGCCATCAGTTGCGTTATTATCACTATTACCAACATTAGCAGAACCGAAGTTGTATGTAACTCCAGCATCGCCATCTGTCATGATGCTAATGATATTATTAAATGCGGCTGTTGCTCTTGTAAGCGCAGTACCAGCAAGTCTTGGTAAAATATCATCTTTAACGTATTCAATACCTTCAATTGTTTCCGCCAACTGCTCTTCAATTACTTTGTCTGCACCTACTGTACCTACACGATATGCTTTACCGTAGTATTTTGAAGGGTAATCAGAACCGGTTTGAACATCTCTTGATACGGCATCGATAATGAACCCAACATCTCTTGCACACTTATCTTCATCATATGTGTAATTGTCTTTGCGTACAAAGCGAACAATTTCTTCTTGAATAAAGTGGCGGTTCCATTGTAGAGCTTTACGAGCATATGTTCTGCTTGGCTCCATTGCTGGTGATAGAGCAGTATTTGCTGTAGGCAATCCTGCAAGTCTAGTTTCAGGCTTCTGAGTAATATCTAGAGAACCTCTGTAATCTGGAATTACTAATCTATCATCTGTAATATCAGCAATGATATTTGCCAATCTCTTAGCTTCATCACCTGTAGCAGTATTTGCTGCAGTCAAGCTACGGTTTTGATACTTGATATTACCGTTTACTTGTCTAATAGCGTCAGGTAGTGCACTTACGAATGTATGGGCACCAGTGTATGCTCCAGCATCGCCAACCCACATTGTAATAGTGGTTGCAGTTACACCAATGATAGGACAAGCCCTTGCATAGAACCTATGGTGAGCCTCTGGTGATGCGTGGTTTGTTGGACCGCTTCCTGTGTCACAGCTAAATGTGATCGCATCTTCTTTAAACCAAACATAGTCGTCAGTTGTTAAGCTGTGAGTACCAATGGTTGCTTCCATGATACCAGTAACTGGATCGTATGTAGCTCCTGTTGGTTGGAATCCAGGACCAAAGATAGGTTCATGAATTGTATTTTCAACAACTTTCTTAATTACGTCTGCAATGTGATTAAACGCAAGTCTGGTTGGTTCTCTTTGATAGAAAGGTAGTACGTTGATAGCACCTTCGAAGTAATATCTTGCATTGTAGATTGTAGCATCTTCGCCACCATACTCAAGATCTTCTGAGATAGCATCAACAATGTAACCAACATCGCGAGGACATTTAGCTTCGTTATAACCGAGACCATTGTATGTTTCTGCAATATGATCAATGATTTCAGTTTGATATTTTGGTTTCTGACCTTTGATTGAGTTAAAGCTTGAAACTAATCCTGCAGGATAACCAGCAGTTACCGCAGTAAGTTTTGGTTCTACAATCTCTGGAATTGTACCATCATTTTCAAGAATAACTTCACCAATGTCTTTGAACAGTTTTTCAGCTGCATGAGAAACACTTGGCTTCAACGATCTTCTTACACCGTTAGTTGTTGCACTTACGAATGTATGAACTGCGTCAACCTTAGCAGGACCGACATCTAACGTTACAGTAGTTGAAGTAGCAGAATCAATTCTAACCGGCTTGTTATAAATTGGATCTGTTGGTCTTGGATGTGCAAGGTTACCACCACCGTTAGATGGGCAAGAAAGTGTAATTGCGTCTTCTTCAAAGATAACGTAATCACCTTCAGTTAGTGAGTGAGTTCCTAGTGTCATTGTCATAACACCAGTGATATGATCGTAGTTTACGTCGGTTGGTGTATAAGCTTCAGCCATATTAGCTCGCTTAACCGAGTTTGCAGATGCAGATACAAATGTATGAGCTGTTTGTGGCTCGTGCTTAATAGCATTTGTTGTAGCGCTTACAAAGATGTGTGTCGAACCAGAAGCTGATCCGGCGTTACCAACGTTAATTGTAAACGTTCCATCTTGGCGCTTGATACAATTTGCAGTAGCTGATACAAATCTATGCTCACCAGTATATGCTGATGGACCAACATTTACTTTAAATGTGTTTGTAGTTACATCTGAAATTTCTAACCAACGATTTGTAGCATAATCTGTTGTTCTTGGGTATCCTTTTGCTACATAGTGATTGTCAAGATCACATGTATAAGATAATCCATAATCAGCAATCATGATATAATCACCATTGCTAAATCCGTGATTTGAAATTGTAATTACTGTATCACCAGAAGCAGCATCGTATGAAGCATAAGTTGGTGTATGTTCTGTTTGACCAACGTTTGTGATAGCAATAGAATCACCAGCATATGGATCTGATCCTGGTCTTGGATATGTATGCTGAGTAGCATGTCCATCTTGGTCACAAGTAAATGTAAATGAATTATCTACTAGAACAACACCGTTTCCAACTCTCAATCCGTGTTGGCCAACAGTAACCACCATATCTCCATTTACAGCATCGTAAGTAGCGGCTGTTGGAGTAAAGTATTTGTTAGGACCAGAAGCACCGGCGTCAACAGTAACAGTATTTGTAGTTACTGCTGTTACAACATATGGTTTTAATGCATATGGGTCAAGCCCAGCTCTTGGATAAGTTTTAGCAGCCTGGTCTCCATCCATTGTACACGTGAATGAGAAAGAGTTTGGCTCCAATGTTAGTCTGTCACCATACTTGAAATCATGACCAGCAATTGTCATTACAAAATTACCGTTTGCTGGATCGTAAGTTGCATTTGTTGGTGTATAAGTTGTTGTTGAATCTACAATAGTTTGTGTTACTGTATTTTGAAGATTATCAACAACTTCATTTCTTAAAATTTGACCAATCATTTTAGAAGCATGGAAGTAAGCTTCAGCAGTTGGAACTACTTCGTTATCGTCTAAGACTGGAATTGCATTTTCAAAGTAAAGCTTTGAGTTTGTTGCAGTTGCAGCATTTGAACCGTGAGCAACATCCCATGCAGCCAAGTCTACAAAGATTCCCATATCTCTTTCACAAGCTGCTACATCATATGTAAAGCCCGGATGATTTGCAGAGATCCATGCAATTGTTTCTTTTTGGATAAACTCTTTGTTAGCTTGTAGTGCGCCACGAGCTTTACGATGCTCAGGTGATAGTGACATGTCGCCATATATTGGATCAGCAGCAGAGCCAAAGCCGTTTGTCATAATATCGATAATGATATCGAAGCCAGCGTTAGAGCTTACAATCGCGGCTGAATCTGTAAGAACGTCAGTTGCGATTTTACCTTTAAGCCAAGTGATTGCTCCAACAGTTTGAGTAAGCTGCTGGTTAATGACTGCATTTGCGCCTACAGTACCGATACGATAACCTCTACCAGTATAGTAAGCATTTAATGTTGAATCTGTTGCAATATCTCTGGCAATTGCATCAAGAATAATGCCTGTATCGCGCATACACTTTTCTCTGTCATAAACAAAGTAGTTTTCTTTCATGTATGCTTCAACTTCAGCCATCAAATATTCTTTGTTAGCTTGCAAGATTTTTCTAGCACGTACACCTTGAGTTGTAGATCTTACTTTTACAACTGCACCTTCGTCAGCAGATACAAATGTATGAATATCTGTATTTGTTCCAGCCGCGCCAACATTTACTGTAACTGTATTTGCCGTTGTTGCAGTAATTTCAAGAGGCATTTGATAATTAGGTTCACCAATACGTGGGTGGAAGTCTGTTCCTCCGCCGTTATGTGCACAGCTAAATGCAAATGATTGTGGCATTAATTCAATATGATCTGAAGTTGTTAGATCATGGCCAGGAATTGTGATTTCCATAACACCAGTATTTGCTGCATAAAGCGTATCAGTTGGTGTATAAGCTTTTAGATATTTAGCAGGATCTGAGAAATACAATCCATTTGCATCAATACAATCTGCTTCAGCACTTACGAATGTGTGGTTGTTCGCGTGACCATTAGCGTTACCAACATTGACTGTAACTGTATCAGCAGTAACTGCTTTTACTCTCACAGGTTCTTGATAAGCTGGGTGATCGTATAAAGGAGCAGCATCGTTACCAACTACACCACCAACATCACAGCTAAATACGATTGATTCTGGCGCGATTTTAAGCCACTTACCAACCGGCAAGTCATGCTGACCGATTGTAAGAACCATGTCACCAGAAATAG